CGGCGTTCTTGATACCAAGAACCTCCAACATCTGCCGGTGCAACTGCGGCAGGTCGTAGATCTGTGGGGCACCCTGTGCGAGTTGCAGTGCAGCTTGGTACTGCATGATCCGCTGCGCCATCGTGGCCGCGTTCGGATCACTGACCGGGATCACCTCGACTACGTCATAGTCGGCCTGCTTGACCGACCGATCCCCGCCCTCAGGGGTGTACGCATAGTCAGGCGGCAGGAAGTCGCGGATGATGTTCTTCAGGAGCTTGAACTCCATGCGAAGAGACGCATGGACGCGGGCTTGCACCGCTGACATGGTTTTAAGCTGCCGCTCAAGGATAGCCAGCGTGGTGCCCACAGGGGCCTGGGCGCTCATGTCAGAGACCTTCAGGTCCGCGATGGCTGCAAGCCTGCGGCCTTCCTCCGTGATGCGCTCCAGCAGAGCGGCCAGAACTTGGCTCGGCTCCTTGTACGGCAGCGGCATGAGGTTGTCACGCACGGTTCCAGAAGGCACATCTACATCACGGAACTCGCCCGGAGCGATAGGCGTGTCGTCGCCCTTGATCCGCAAGCCACGGGTCTTCAAACCACCGGGTAAATTTGCCAGGGTGCCTGCGTCTACAAGTTGCCGGATGATGCTCGTCCCTGCACGGGCGTAGCCACCGATGATGTGGATGTATCCCAAGCCATAAGCACCGAAGCCGGGGATGTACGTGTACTGCACGAAGTGCTGGCGTTTGAGCTTGCGCTTGTCGTCCTCGTCCCAGTTGCGGCGGATGGCTAAAACTTCCTGGGTGCCACGGTCAAGCGTGACGACATAAGGCAGAGGCACATCGTCCTCATACCCCGGCATGTCCCAGTCAACGTGGATCTCAAGCAACTGGAAGCGGTCGTCGTCAGTCAGGCTGTAGCCTTGCTCCTCGGCCTTTTTCTTCTCGATGTCGGTAAGTATGCGCGTGGGCTCACCCAGGTCTACCTCACGGTAGAACCCAGCAACCTGCAGCTTCTTGACCTCGTTTTCGGTCTTTCGCATCACATGCGTGACACGCTCTGCCGTGTAAACATTGCTTGCCCCGTAGGGCATGATCAAGTCTTCAGCAGGCACGAACGGAGCAGCGGGCAGTTCCGTGCTCGGGTTCGGGTAGATCTTCTTGAAGGCAGCACCGGACAGGCCCAGGCTGTACAGCATCCGCTCGTGCTCTGAGCGGTAGTCGATCATCCGCTCGGTCAGCATGAAGTTCATGTCGTCACGGACACGATCTGCAGCCTCTTCCTTCATGCGGTCGATGGCACCGATGATCTGCGTCTTGACCGGACCCTGAGCAGGGAAGGTCTCGGTAATCATTTCTGACTGGAACCTGATAGCAGCCTCAGTGAGGAGCGGAGAGTACACACCGCAAGCCCCCGACCAAGGCTCGGTGCGCTCTTCGTACTTCATGCCAAGGACTTCCAGGCCCTTGACAAACATCTCTGTCCAGTCTTTGCGACTGTTGATGTCCGCGTCCACGAGGGCGATCAGTTCCGAGGCAAGGGACTGCAGTTCTGAACCGTCCATGTACTCCGCGAGGTTCGCGTCGAACTGCTCCGCAGTCTCGGGTTCTGGCGTTAATTCAATTTCGACACCATCAATTCCGATGCTGACGGCGTCAGGGTTCTCAATTTCAATTTCAATCGCCGGTTCGTCGCTCATGGATGTCATGTCGAGCGGAGAGAGCGCTTGGTCGATATTCGTTGCCATGTTGTTTCCTTAATAGTACGCCGCTCTGCGGCTACTCTTGAAGTAAGTCACTTCTTCCTTTACGTCTGTTGGCAATCGGATAAAACCGCCTTGCCTGAAACGCAACAGCGCTTGAGTTGTCGAATCCACGAGGTCGTCGTTGGCACCGCTAGGAAAGTCGTTGCACTCCTCAATGACCTCTCTCGCCCACCGCCTGTCAGGTGCCCACACTATGCCTGAAGAAAACAGATCAGAGACAGCATTCACACGAGAAATCTTGTCTTGGCCCTTACCCGGAGTGAACTCTCCTATGGGCACTCCCATGCGACGTAGCTCCTGATAGAGAGCCGCTCCGTTGGACTTCTTCTCCACCACGAACGCATCGGGCTCCCACTCGTTATATTCTTCAAGTACGAGTTTCTTAAGCTCAGGGAACTCCATCCGCTTCTTGATGGCGTTCAACAATATAATGTTGAAGTTGTCTGTTTCCTCATTGAAGAATACCCCCCAGGTAGTCAAAGCATTGTAGTCCGCTCGGGTATTTGCCTCTTGGGCAGCGTCCAGCGACATAATGAGGAACTCGCATTGGGGAGGGTCATCTTTTTCCCAAATTTTCCACCATTCACGCTTAATTAATGCGCCTTCTTCAGATACGGGGTTCTGCATGTACTGGGCTTCCCAGTACCGAATATCCATACCCGCTTTTTTAGCAAGTAGCTCGTCAAGGCTCCAGAATTCACCCCAAAGTGGCTTTTCATTTAGAATTGCAGGGAATTCGACCACTTCCCACTGGTCAACGCCTTCTTCGCGTTGCATCTGGTTGACAATCTGGCCTGTCAAATCTAGCTTAGACCAGCGTGTCATCACGACAATAATGGCACCTCCAGGCATCAAACGCTGGATGGGACCCGACTGAAACCACTCCCAAGCAGGTAAAAATACGTCCGGACGCCCTGTTTTTGCGTCTTGTTCGCTGTGCGGATCGTCAATGATGAACAGGTCAGCACCTCGACCCGCCAGCGCACCACCTACGCCGATGGCAAAGTACTCGCCATTGAAGTTTGTACCCCAACGTGAGGCAGATTTGCTGTCTGCTTGCAGTTCGACCTGCGGGAATATGTCCTTATACGAGTCCGAACCCACCAGATTTCGCACTCTACGGCCAAAATTAACCGCCAAATCCGCCGTATGGCTGGACATAATGACCTTTTTGTGGGGGTATCTGCCCAAAAACCACGCAGGAGCGAGATAAGATATTAATTCTGACTTGCCATGACGGGGTGCAATATTCACAATCACCCGTTTTTTGATGCCGTTGGCAATATCTTCGAATATCTGGATCAATCTACGGTGGTGGGGGCCTACTTTATACCCCGGATACACGTGTTGGACGAAATCCAACAGTGAATCTTTACCTTTTGACTGAATATATTCGCTTTCCCAGCGTTTTAGCAGTTCCAGCGTCTTTCTTTTATCCGCTTCCGTCATGTACGGAAGGGATTTCTTCAACTGAAGTACCTTATCAGGCGTTAGTTGGCTCATTTTCGACTACTTCCACCATTGGCACGTCCACAGTTCGGGCTTCCAGCTTAGAAAGAGTCTCCAGAAGCTCGCGTTCAACCTCTTCCAGAGACTGATTCTTGACCGTCATCTCGGTGCGCTTCTTGAAGGCATCGACGCCATCGACTTCGCCCAAGGCTTTGATAGCTTGCAAGCGTACTTTTCCGTCAGGATGGGCGGATTCTTCGATCAGTTTGTTGACTACGAAGCGCTTGAGGTTGGCAAGCTCTTGTACAACCTGAGAGTCGTACTGAGCGACTAGCCCCGCAAGGTAGGCAATGGTCTCGTTAGGGTAGACCGCCATATCCGGGCGGATAGGCCCACCCTTGATGAGATCGGCAGCGATTTCTCTGGCTGCTGTCTGTGAACTCTCGTCGGGCGCAATGATCGCACCCGTGAGATCGGCAATCATTTTGATTGTCCGGGCCCGCATTTCCAACTCCTCGCGGGGAGTCATCTCTGGATACGCCTCTTGGGCGCTTGCAGGCAGGGGGATGTTGTCTTCGATGTCTGGTATGAGGTCCATAGGAAGTCGCACTATGAAACAGTGCGCGAAATGTAGCACGTATTTCGGAAAGGAGGTAGGAGTCCCTGACGGGGGGTGTTTCTAGATTGAGGGGGTGGGTCTCCAATCAAGACAAACAAAGTGAAGTGACGTATGGAACGAAGGACAAGTGACGTATGGAACGAAGGACAAGTGACGTATGGAACGAAGTGGAGTTTTGGAAAGTGCGGAGTTGTTTGTGTAGATCATGGGGTGTGGGGTGCGCGGGGGGACCCGTTGCCAGCTAGGAGGGTCCGGGTGCGGTGGGTCAATTCCCCTGAGAATTCGCTTTCGTCATTGGGTCATGCTATATACAAATCACTGGCCAACGCGGTGTTGTCCAGTGTTTATAGGAGGCCATCATGGCTAAGACAACTAAGGCGGATCGTTCGATCCTTGTTTCCCGTGGCATCATCAAGGCAACGCTGGAGAGTCTCAAGCGGGAAGCCGCTGAAGTGAAGCGTCGTGCAAGCGATCTGCGCAAAGCACGGTATACGGTCGTACAACCTGTTCTGACCCGGCTCTGCATGCTCCTCGATGGTGTACCAGAGAATGACCGATACGTCGGCGTCTCGAGTCACTACGGCAGAGTTGAGATTACGCTGGCTCTGTACAACCAAGACACCCTCAACAGTGATTTGGTTTGTAACCTGCTGACATACGCCAACGACGTTTGCCCCAACGCAAAGTCGAGGGACTACGTTGGGAAAGACTGGGGCGAACGTGAGCATCAATTCAGCGGCGACAATCTGAGCATTCGGATTGGGGTGCACGTCAAGTCAGACGGTACATGCCAGCGAGTGCTAGTCGGGACGAAGACGGTGCAACAAGACGAATACAAGTTCGTCTGTCCAGAGTAACCCAGCAGGGTAGCAAGGCGCGGAGCTTCGGCTCCGCGCCTTTTCTTTTGGCCCATTGATGCCAGTTCTTGGTCGTCGCGCGTGTCTGGGCGCGGGCGTGGGCGCTAGATAGCGGCTCAGTTCCTCCTGAGAAGTTGATTAGCACCCCAGTATCAGCTATACAAACACTACAGAACAACGACGCGGTGTCGTTGCGTATGCCTCAACGCACTACAGGAGCAAATCATGAGTGCAAAGCAAAAGACCCCGGTTTCCCCGTTCTATCAGCCTACATCTCTCAAAGATGCGGGATACAAGGGCGCGCAGAGTGTAGAGACGCTGGCAGCAATTGCTGCTTACGTGATGACGCTGCAGCCTGACGTTTCGGAGAATGGTTTGTCTGCCGAAAACAAGGCCGGACTCGCAGAGGGCTGGATGTTGCGCTATGGGGAGATCAACCCTGGTCAGCGTTACACAAAGGAATGGAACCCGCTTTCTGCCGATGCCCCGACTCAAGAGGGCGAAATGATAGTGACGGTGCACTTTGCAATGTCGTTCACGCAGCAAGAGTTTGGCAAGTTCAAGGGCACTGACCCTGGCAAGTACGGTGCGGTGCAACCCGTGCGCGAGAAGTTCCAAAAGTACTGTGCTAATCGGGTAGCTGACCTGATGACGCAGATCAAACGCATCGTCAACGATGCCAAGCCCCGAACACGGGTTCAGGCCAAAGACTATGCGGATTGGCTGTCTGGCCAATTGGACGAATTCAAGTCCAGGGCAAAGACTGCGAAGTCCAGGGGAGACGCAACAGCCCCTGACGAAGCAAAACTCAGGATGGCAATCGATGCCTTCCGGAAGGCCTTAGGCTAACCCTCACGCCCCACGATGCCCCGCGCATCGTGGGGCTTTTTTTCGTCCGCGCTATTTGAAACCAGTTCTTAATCGTCGCGCGCGTGCTCGCGTGTGCTGGCGCAAGGTTTCGCGCAAGGTTGTTATTTAGGACGCCAGCCTCGGCTGAGCCACTAATTAGCGATTCAGTGTTGTATGTACTGCTAATCAGTCATTTTGTTCTAGAGTTCCACGAATACGTCATTGTTCTAACCTATACGTCACACTACACCCTGGAACAATGACGTATAACCAGAACACTGGAACAAAAACCACTATGGATAAAAAAAGTCCACCTATTGAGGTGGACTAACCTTGATCACAAGGAGGGAGAAAGCAACTGAACCCGATTTGTGCCGTAAAATTTCAACATGCACTGGATGTGCATGTTGCCAGAAAAAATCCGTTTTGTCAAGTAACCCTACTCAGAAGTAGGAAATCCGCCCGGAGGCGGATTTTGCTCATTTGTGACGTTTAATTTCAACATGCACTGGATGTGCATGTTGCCAGAAAAAATCCGTTTTGTCAAGCCCTTTTTACCCCTATTTTTGTTCCAATGTTCTAGTCGTGTTCCAGAAAAAGTTAGTGGTTCCTTACACGTAAGTTGTTGTCACACAAGGGAAATTCGGATTTGTTCCCACTGTTCTAGTGTTCTAGCCAAAATGAGGGGTGACGGTAAAGGGCATGAATTTTTTGGTGGAACAGAGAGGTCAAGCGAGGTCTTGCAAGAAGTTATCCACAGAAAAAAACATGCCCTCCTAGGAGCCCTCCCCCCTCTAAACTTAGAACAAGAACAAAACATCATTTTTCTCTTTATATTCAAGCACTTACAACCGTTCCTTGCACGTTCTACACAACATTTTTTTACGTCACTTGGAACAAATCCTGGAACAACCCCCATTTCTGACGTATAATACGTCACAAATGACGTATCCGAGCCTTCTAATAAACAAAGTTGCCCAGAAGTCTTGACATACGTCACAAAACCCCCTATAATGCGCGTGTTGGGGCAATGCGCTCTGACACAGTCCTATTCAGTCGCCCACCGTTATGGAGTCAGTCATGTACGCTCGTCCCGCTCGTTCCCCCATCCTTGCTGGGTTTGTATCTATCAGCCCAGCCACGCATGAGTTCCTACCTAGAGCCACCCGCAAGGCTCTGCGCGTAGTGAAGCCTGCCGCAATCCCCCAGACCTACACCAACTGGGATGCAGACATCCCAGACATCTGCGACTCCGACGATGCCCACATCCTGCGGGCCAATACGGTCGATCCTGACTTCGACCTCGACGGGGCTGCGGAATTCAGCGACTCAGACGGGTCTGAAGACCTGCAAGGTCTGACCATCGTCAATGCCTGGGAGTACGACTTCCAAGGCTACAGCGTCCTTTGAGGAGCCTGCCATGTCTCGCATCAAGTCCTTGGTCTTCGACGACCAGATGAACTTCCGTGTCTTACCGGAAGTAGTCATTCAGCGCAGTGTGAGTCACTCCACACTGCTCCGTCTGCAGCGGGACCCTGCCCGCTTCCTCCAATGGTGCCGCCTGCGCACCATCCTCAAGCCTCACTGCCGCACCTCCCACGTCTGGGAAGACCCCATCGACGGCACACCCCTGGAATCCCATCGGTTCAAGATCGATGAGTGGATCTGCTCGTTCATCGTCGAGCGTGGAGAGATCAGCGAGTGGTCCTTCAGCCACATCACCTGCGACAACTGAACCGAGGAGGAACCAACTCATGAAGATGAAGCCCCTATGTGTCGCCTGTGGTGACACCTACTCTGCCGCCCGTCGTCTAGCGGGCTACCAACTCTGCCTGCCATGTGGCGAGGACCGGGCGCGAAGCGTCCGTCACACCATCGTGCCGATGCACAAGTCCAACTACCTGCTCATCACGGACAGAGACGACCTGCTCGGCATCAACAACAAGGGAGGGATGTACAGATAACAACCCACCACACACTGAACCACTAACCACACCTTCTTCATCCCCAAAGGAAACATCATGTCAATCGACACAACTCTCTCCGCCCCTTCGCACCTCACCTCTCTGCACTCATCCTGCTACGTGGTATCCGTCGAGGTGTCCACGTGGGTGGGCACAAAGCAGGACAAGACAGTCTCCAACGAGGTGACAACCCAGAAGAAGGCATCTGCCGATGCTGGCAAGTTCACCAAGATGCTGATGGCAGGTAACGCCACGCACAAAGCCCTGGTCAACCATCGGCAGACGGTCTACAACTGGCTGCAGAGATGCACGTATGACTGGGCGGGTAAGTCTCGCTTGTTGCCAATGATGCAACTGCCGAAGTTCCAGAAGGAGTACGAGCAGCACTTGGCGCAGTTCAACCTGCTCAAGGAGAAGTTCGCTGCCGAGTACAACGGCATCGTGGCGAACATGGCCTTCGAACAAGGCGACCTGTTTAACAGGGCAGACTACCCTGACCTGCAAACTATCCTGGCTAAGTTCAACATGCGCTTGCTGGTCACTGACGTGCCGCGTGGTGACTTCCGCAACGCGGTCAGCGAGGAGTTGGCGTCCGACCTGCACACCCACTACCAGAAGCAGACCGAGACAATCGTCAAGGCAGCAATGGACAAAGCTGCAACGCGGTTGGTCTCTCTGGCCGAGCGTGTGGCCCACGCCTGCTCTGAGCCTGAGGAAACCGTGGCCGAGGACGGCACGGTCAAGAAGGGACGCAGACCCAAGATCGTCGAGTCCACATTCGACCAAGCACGGGAGATGTGCGCGATCCTGCGTGACTTCAACCTGACAGGCAACGAGGAGATCGAGGAAGCCCGCGCAAAGCTGGAGTCCGCTCTGCGTGGCGTGTCAACGGACGACCTGCGCGAGTTCGCAACAAAGCGCAAGGCAGTCAAGGACGAGATGGACGACCTGCTCACACAGTTCGGAGCATTCAAGCGCATCGGGCGCGACGAGGAGGACGACGGGGACGAGTGATCCCCCTGAGAACTTGCAAAATTAACGCGACATTTTTTCCCTCAATCAGTTCTTCATTCAGTAAGGAAGTCTTAATCATGGCGAACATCAGTTTCACCACCACCGTCACCCTGGACCAAGCAGCCAACCTCATCGAGGTGACAGGCGACGAGGTGACAAACATCCTCGTGGCCGAGCCGGGTATCGGCAAGACCAGCATCCTCAAGATGCTCGAAGAGCGCATGGGTGATGGGTATGACTACATCTACGTGGACTGCCCCGTCAAGGACATGATGGACATCGGTGCCAACATCCCGAACCACGAGACCCGCACCCTCGACTACTACGCCGCTTCGCTGTTCAAGCTGTCAGGACCGGGCGCAAACCGACCCAAGGTCATCCTGCTGGACGAGTTCTTGAAGGCTCCGAAGCTGATGCAGATCATCTTCACGCGCCTCATCCTTGAGCGCATGGTGGGTGACGTGCCGCTGCCCAAGGGGTCATACGTCTTCGCTACATCCAACAACGTGACGGACGGGGTGGGCGATGCAATCCTCGGTCACGTGGGTAATCGCGTGGCTGTCATCCACGTGCGCAAGCACAAGGCAGACAAGTGGAATGCGTGGGCCAGCAAGGCGGGTATCTCACGGGTCATCCGCACATGGGTCGCTCTGAATCCTCGGTGCATGGCGTCGTACCTCGACGGCAACCAAGAAGATAACCCGTATATCTTCAAGCCGGGTAAGCCGGGACAGTTTGTGTCTCCCCGCTCCTTGGCCAAGGCGAACGTGCCCATCTCCCGTAAGGATCGCTTGAGCGAAGACGAGTTGCAAGCGCAGCTCGCTGGCATCCTTGGCGAAGCTGCTGCCCGGTCGATGTCAGCGTTCGTGTCGATGAGCGACAAGGTACGAGATGTCAAGGACGTGCTCGCTGATCCGAAGGGCATCGACGTGCCAGAGGATATCGCTGCCCAAGTCATGATGATGTTCCAGGCTGTCGATGTACTCGAAACACAGGACGAGTTGTCCGCGTTCATGGAGTTCGTGAACCGCATCAAGTCAGCCGAGGTGCAAGCGATCTTCTTCACGATGATGGCAAACCAACGCATGAAGCTGGCAAAGAACAACTCAGCCATCCGTGAGTGGATGCGTGTGAACTACGTGCTGGTGTAAGGAGAAAGCAATGAGCAACGAAACCGGAGGCCGTATGAAAACCTATTACGTCCAACTGGTGAAGACCATCTACGTCCTCATCAACGCTGAATCAGAAGAACAAGCCGCTGAAAAAGCAAAACAGGACAGCGAGGGGTTCGCCTACGACGGGCACTGGGCCCACGCAAAACCTATGGTGTATGACGTATCAGAACAAGGAGTCTACGATGCTTGACCTCGAAATCAGAATCAAGAAGGCCCACGTGGCGCTCATGCGCCACCCCGAGACTGCGCTGTACTCGGGCGTGATGATGGCAGGTAGTAGTTCAGTCTCGGATGAGCCTATAACTGCGGCGACTAATGGACTGGACAAGTTCTACGGCAGAGCATTCATGTCTAAGCTGTCTGATCAGGAGATCAACGGCATCGTGCTGCACGAGAACCTGCACGTGGCGCTGCGCCATCTGGTCCACAACCGTGACCTCTTCAATGAAGACAAGCGCACGGCAAACATAGCAGCAGACTATGTGGTCAACGGGATCATCAACGGGCTGAAGGACACGAGACTGTGCAAGCTTCCGCAAGGGGCGCTGCATGACCCTCAGTACGACGGCATGTCGATGCGGGAAATCTATCGCCTCCTGAGGAAGAATAAGAAATCTCAACCGCAGCAGCCGGGACAGCCATGCCAGAATGGACAGAATGGTGATCCATCTAATCAGTCTGGTCAGTCTCAATCCGGTAAGGATGATCCATCGGAATACGGTGGATTCGACGAGCACGACCTGAGCAGTGGCCCAGCCGACGCTGAGGAACTAAAGAAGGTGAGCGAGACAGTGGACCGGGCGCTGCGTGAGGGTGCCCTGATTGCTGGTCGGTTCGGGGTTGATATCCCCCGTGCTATCGGTGAGTCGCTGGAACCGCAGGTTGACTGGCGGGCAGAGTTGATGGACTTTGTGGTGAATGCAACATCAGGCAAGGATGAGTACTCCTGGCGTCGCTACAACCGTCGAGTCATCGACACCATGCTCCTGCCTACCACTGTGAATGAAACGATAGGAGAGATTGTTGTTGCCATCGACACATCAGGTTCTATCGGCGGCAGCGAACTCGGACTATTTGTCTCAGAACTGGTATCTATCTGTGAGATGGTAACTCCAGAGCGTGTCCGGGTTTTGTGGTGGGGCACGATGGTGGTCTGGGAACAACTCTTCGAAGGCGACTATCAGAACCTCAAGACGCTACTCAAGCCCCGTGGAGGTGGGGGCACTCGCGTCGGGTCGGTGAGTGATCACATCATCAAAAATAACATCTCAGCAGATGCTGTGATTGTATTTACAGACGGCTACGTCGAGTCACCAATCGATTGGAGGATATCAATCCCCTCCTTGTGGCTTGTGACTCAGTACGATAGGATGAGCGTCCCCGTGGGCGGTAAGCTTGTCAAGTTCAACAAGTAAGTTTTCAATCAGTCAAAGGAAGTCATCATGCGAGTATCTGACCTTCGTCCTTACATCTATAACCCAACAGACGCACTCGTCGAGAAGTTTGAGTTGCGGATGAGTTCGTACCCTAACGCTCTGACGGTACTTGCCGCAGAGTTCTGTACTGCTACAGGGTTCCTCATCGATCCTACCCCTCGCAGGGGTAGGTTGGCAGTAGATTTGGTGTTGCCCAGCGGCATCGAGGCTGGCTATCTCACCGTTCAGTTAGATGGGGGTGACCACATCTACGGGTACACGCACCACGTTGTCAACAAGACACGCGGCGACAAGTACTCCAGCGACAAGAGCACTCGGTCTTCTAAGAAGATTCACAGCCTGCTTGCTGCATTGCGTAAGTGCAACGAGATATACAGCCAATCCAGGGCAGAGAGTTTTCTCTTCCAAGACTTCCAGACCTCGTACAAGTACGCGATACCTGACACGAGGGAGATTACATTCAGGGTGCCTTCACAAGCAGCATTGGCGGCGGCGCAGTTCGCCCTCAAGCGGACTGATTACCTCCCGCATGAGGTGATAGTTACGCTAAACGCAGCGATGAGTGACTACGACGCTCAAGTCGCACAAGACAAGGACAAAAATGCAGTCAAGACCCGGTTCGATGCGGGCGTGTATGTCCTGGCGGTATCTCCTCTGTCTACCGTAGAGAATCCAATTTACTACTTCTGGGAGACAGAGAAAGATCCGGTCCACAACGTGATGAAGGCCCCGAGAAACCTCAAGCGTTACGCCACGATAGAAGACATCGAGCCCATCCATCTCGATATGGTCTTTGCCAAGACAGAGTTTGAGAAGGTATCGAACTATGCTGTGCGGGACCCGTATCACATCCCGCGTGGGGACAAGTACTACCCTGAACTTGACATGAGCACGTGCTACATCAGCGGTTTTATGTACGTGGTCATCCCCAAGAACAAGGAGGGGACATGATCAGTGGGAGCAATCGCTTCTTCACAGGCTACCCTCCCATGCCATACAAGCATGGGCGGAAAGATGATCTCTACCGTTGTGTCCTGTGTCAGTCAGGAGATATGTACAAACTGTACACAACACGAGAGCGGGTGTTGCACTACACCGACGAGACCCTGCCTGATCCCATAAAGATTGCGTTGGGTTTCATCAAAGCTATCCCGGCGCGTAACACGAACCCTTGGGCGCAAGCGGGGGACCTGTACATGAACAACCACAGCCCCAAGCTGGATGGCATAGGTTGGCTAGGGAAAGTGGACCTCGTTCATTTCGAACCACCCAACGTATACCAACCCATCAAGGAGTATTACTACGTGATCATCCTGCCTCGTGACGTACTCAGTGAAATCTCTAATGGACTGTAGGGGTACGCATGTCTAAAACTCCGGAAGCAAAAGTCAAAGCGCAAGTTGACAAAGTTCTGAAGGATCTTGGCGCGTACTCATGCAAGCCCATGACGGGCGGGTATGGGGCGTCAGGGGTGCCTGACATCCTCGCGTGTGTACGCGGAAGGTTTGTGGGCATCGAGTGCAAAGCAAAGGGTAACAAGACCACTGCCTTGCAGGATTACAACCTCGCGCAAATCAAACGCGCTGGGGGCATCGCCCTTGTGGTCGATGAGTTCAACGTACATCAACTCAGTTTATTGATTCAGGAGAACATGAAGTGAAAAACAGAATCGAACTTCTGCGCCACGCAGTCAAGCTGTGGAGCGTTCCGCATGTGCCACGCGAGATCAATCGGGCCAATGCGAGGAAGTGGGTAGCGTCCGTAGAGCGCCTCGGGGACAAGTGGTTGCTTGCCAAGAAGGTGGAGCGCCTCGGGGGGCAGCATGGTTGCTAATAAGCCCATCATCAATCTGTTCTGGGACCGTGGCGCGACCCGTGAGCATGGGGTTCCTGTGGACTTGGCCGACTCTGCGCCCCCAGAAAAGACGCAGATTTTTGTGCTCTCGCCGGAGGTTGCTCTGGCTGCGGAGAAACTCGTCCGGTCGGAGTCTTTCAAGTTCCCCGACCTCAAGGACCACCACATGCCGTATGAACATACGGCTATTGAGTACGAGATCACCGAGGAGATCCGTGCGTTCCGTTCTTTGGCCCCGAGCGGATCGCATCAGATATCCCATGTCGGCGTACACATCTGGGAGATACCTAAGGAGTCTAGGTTTGTATGTACTCCGTATTGGAGATTCTCCAATGGGACGATGCAGCACAGCCTTTTCTCTTACACGCTGGGTGTGACTGAGTACGACATTCACAGAATACTGTTGAATACGAAGGGTACAACAGACGGAGCAATCGAGACCGGCGTCATCATGTCGTTGGCGGGTTTGCGGGGGTTTGAGGCGGCGAAGGTTCCCGTTAACCGGATCTACGAACACCTCAACGCAGCCTTTGGCGGCGCACCAGACGGGTCTTCTGTGATGACTCACATACACGAGTCGGCAGTGGAGATTCCTGTACTCGCGTTCGCTTGCGCCATGCTGATCAACTGCAAGACCGGGGTCGAGAAGAAGCACGTAGCGGAGAGGAAGTTTAGGAACTCAGCCTACGGTGCAAGACTACGTAAGAAGATGTCATCGGCAGCGTTCACCGTAGTGCATCTGTCAGCTCTGGAGAAAGTCTCAGACGATGGGACGATCACTTCCAACGTCGGTATGGCCGCGCACTATGTCCGTGGACACTTCAAGCAACGAAAGAGTGGTGTGTATTGGTGGAGCCCGTTCGTGCGCGGCTCTGGTGAACCTAGAAAACGAGTCGCTTACGCGGTGAAGGAATGAATATGAAACGAACCCCGTGGTTCGGCGCTCTGGAATGCCCAGTGCGTGAGGGTGTCTACGAAAGAAAGTTGTACGACTACCACCAACGTGAGCCGCTGGTTGTCTATGCCTACTGGGATGGTAAGCAGTGGTACGTAGGCACCTACTCACCCGAAGATGCTATGGCTATGGCTGAGAAGTATGGCCCAACCATGACCCTATACCGCGAATGGCGCGGGTTGCTAAAGGAGGACGAAGATGATGCATTGCAACGGCCCCTGCAATCAGGGGGACAAACCTTGCCCGTGCCCGATGGCATGTGAGCAGCCCAACTCCGATGAACTTGGTGTGTTTGAAGTTCTCGGTAAGTTCATTGTTGGTGTCCTCGCCATGATTGGCCTGGGCGTTCTTGTGGGGTATTTCGTATGAAGATCGAAGTTACACATGCGTCCATAGTCAACGACATGGGTGTCGTTGCCTCAATAGAGCTTGTTGATGATGTCACAGTGAAGATCAACGTCAACCAGTACATCGGTTGGAACGACTGGCTCAACCTGACCGACGCAGTGCGGAAGGTCATGGTCCTGATGGAGGTGGAGCAGCCATGACTGACACATCAACCAAAAAACGCTGGTCCCAGCAGACCGTCGAGGAGCGTGTTCGCACCATGCTGAAGTACCAGCAGGGAGTAGTTGAAAGGATAGACCCCGGTGATCAGTTCCTCACACATCACAACGCTGTAAACGACCCGGTGCGGTACATGATGGTTGACCTCAATCGCCACTTCATGCGGGTGTTGGAGCAAATTCTGGAGGAGACAGTCAAATGACTGACGACGCATTCAAAGCACTGTGCAACACCTACGGCTTCGCCCCCAGCAGGGCACTGCGGGAGTTGATTGACTGCGTGAGAGCGCAGGAGATTGAGGCGTGTGTGCGGCTGGCCGAGGAAACGAAGGCCCCGTTTACAGCGG